CTGCCACTTGGAGATAATCCTCACCCAGAGCGCTAGGCGCGATGAAGCGGACGATTGTGGAGTCGGTAATGATCTGGTCTGCCACCTTTACCCAGGCGGCGCTGGACGTTTTCCACTGATAAAAACCATTTTTCAGGGGGTCGGTGTCAGCCTGAACCCATGCAAGCTGACCTTCGTACTTCGGTACGTAAGCCTGCATGAGCGTGTAGGTTGCGAAAGATTTATTGCCGATATCACTCCCCAGATCTGCTGCGGTCTGGAGCATATCGGCCTTAGCAGCAGCTTCGGCAGCATCCACTGCGGCAACCGACTGGCTGATCTCCGCGATACCAGAATCGCGTCGGGCATTTACCTGGCTCGTCGCATTGGCAATCACGCCATCGATCTGAACAACCGCCGTTTCCACCAACCGGTGGAAGTAGCCCCAGGTGTACAGCATCTGGCCAAAACGAGCCGGGACCCGGTCTTCGCCGCTGTTGATGATCATGTCGATCGTTGCGGCGTTGTCGAATAGGTCACGCGGATCACTCGACGGGATCGGGTTAAAAGTGTTGTTCGCCATGTTTACTCCGGGCACAAAAAAGCCCGCGCTAGGCGGGCATGCTCGTCCAGTCCGGCAGGGCCGGAGCGATGAATGTGTAGGGACCTATTTAGGGTCAGGCCACTCTCTGTTCACCGCTAGGTCAATGATTGGAGATCCAGCGATGAAATCTGGGTAATTTCCCCATGGACCTTTGATGATTGGTCTCTCCCAGAGCTCAAGGCTTGCCGAGAAACCCCAACTGCTCTGTCCAACGAGTGTTGGCCCTTCGTAGATGTCAACGAAGCGAGCCTTGTACGCTCTGATCCCACCCGGAACCTTGAGCGGACACTCAAACCACTGGCTGCCCGACACCAGCTGCTCATCGAACCACGCCTCGAATGCCAGCGCCTGAGCATCGCTGAATATCCAGCGCACCGCGGCGACTGTTGGAACGCTTTTGTAAAGCCGCCGCTGTACCGATCGCCCGCTAACCTTGTTGGACCTGCGAATCGGACTGACGGGGGTAAAGCCGTAGCCCTCGCGCAGCGGCATGGGCAACGATTTTGGGTACACAACCATGATCGGTCCTTATGTCGGTGCGAAGCCGTCGTCGTCGGCGTAGTAGTCGTCTCGGTACTCGAGCGCTGTGAAGTCACACTTGCCATCGCTGCCTGGGTTGATCTCGCTCATCATTGCGCTGTAACCCATCTGGGTGGACTCGGCGAACAGGAGACGGGCCGGCTCAATTGACAAGTCCGTGACCAGGTCGAAGTCCAGATCTCCGGCAGAGATGCTCAGCTCGTATTCGCCCACCCGTACGGGCACGAGCAATGGGGTAGCCGATCCATCGTGGCGGCGTATCAGGATGCGCGGGTTGGCCAGGTTCCAGTCCAGAGGTTCGGTTACCTCAAGCACAACCCGATCATCCGCGGCCCGGGCGCCCACGATCAGCGCCGACTGGCTGGTGCCGGGGATATCATCAGCAAGCGCTACCCGATCGAATCTCTCATAGCAAAGCACCTCAAGGTCAGTGGTGCCGGAGTACGACCAGCGCTGCGTCTGATGCTTACGCAGCGCCCGCATACCGATCCGCCAGGCGCGATCACGATCAACCACCCCATCGACGGTGATGGACTCAACTTTCAGCCCAAGGCTGTCACCAATCCGGCACGGCACGGTTTCCTCTGACCAGGTGTGGGAATCGACGTACTTCACATCGACACCGTCGAAGTCATCCTGACCAGGCGCCGTAAATGTGGAGGTAAGCTCCTCCTCAAGTTCGTGATTTGTGATGGTTCCGCGCACAGGCTGAACCCCCTCTCGTATCGCGCTTATCAGCCCATCGGTCAGCGTCAGGTGGCTCATACCAGCAGCGAAGATCGTCTGCAGCACCTCTCTGACTGAAGATGACTCAGTGTACTCGAGGTCGAAGGTTTCCCCACGTGGCGTCCAGTGCGACGACTCCAGCTCATTCAGCTTGGGGGTGTCCACTTCATCGGCGGGAATGCCCAGGCTGCCCAGAACGTGTTGGGCGGCGCCGCTGATGGACCGGCCTGTGGCGTTTTCGTATAGCCTTTCAGCCACCAAGCTCACGCGCCGGTCGGACTGAGCGCCCAGGCGGTCACCGGTACGGATAGTAGCCGTGAAAATGGTAACCCCCTCATAGGCGGCGGGTGCTTCCAGGCGGGAGCGGAGCCCATACCAGTAGACAGTGTCCCTTGTATTCCCCCCGCTTTCCGGAAGCTCTCGCCTCAGTCGAAACTGCGGCCGCATCTTGTACGGCAGCGTGCGCCGGAAGGTGAAGCCAATCGAGTCCTCTGTGTTGGCCTGGAGTGGATGCGTCTCTCGTGTCCAGGGTCCACCAATGGCAGCGTCTCGCCACTCCACAACAATGCTGACAGAGCTCCCGCGGCGGTGGCCGTTGCTTTTGTACCAGGCGAGGCCCCCGGGCAGGTGGAAGTCGTACTCCACCGTATCAGTCAGCTCTTGCTCAGGCACGGCCATAAACGGACCTAGCCAGTTCAGGCTCGCAGCCCCGTCAGCGCCCAATGTTTAGACCAGTAGGGTGCGCACCGAGAACCCGTCCCAGTTCGTATCTACGGCGCCGTCATCCTTCAGGCGTCGAACTGTCATCGTCAGGCCGTCAATACCGGTGATGTTGTAGCGGTGGCCTCTGTATCCAATCGACAGTCGTTGCGTACCATCCTCAAGCCCCGCAAAGGGCGTACCGTTGTCGTAGTTCAGCTCGATGTAAGCCTGTCGCTCCGGAACTCCGCCGGCGGACGCCGAGCCCACGGTGTATACCGGCGCAACCCCGAAGACAGCCACAGGTGCGTTGGATTGCGACAGGGTGCCGCCACGGTATGGGCTGCTCGGCTCAGCGATAAGCAATCGGCCCGAATTATCCTGAGCGGTGAGGCCCATCCCCTCCAGCTGGGATGTCACAGCGGCGACCAGGCCGCTCATGTTCATGTAGTCCGAGGCCAGCGATACGCTGCGCGTGTTCCCGCGATAGGTAATGGTCCAGACCACCGGCGAGGAGCTGAAGTCGTAGCTGGTCGGCGAAGCGCTCGCCTGCACTGACGATGGACTGCCGCCCGTACCGGGCACAGGCGGAACATAAGGGGAGTAGCCTGCTACCACCAGGTCGTAATCGACATCCGTGGAGAGCGTCACCTTCATGCCCGCGAATGGGGCAAGGTCACCCAATGCTCCAGAAATGCGGTCGTACTCGCCCACGCTGGTCACGGTGTAGCTATTGGGCGTACGCATCGCAATGGTGAGGCCTGGCCCCCACTCCTCGGGGAATGCTGGGTTTTCACCGGCCAAGCTCACACTCAGACCGCCGAGCACCAGAGCGTCAGCGATCACCGACGTTCCTCCCGTCGCTGTCGAGGCTGTATCGAGACCAGAGGTGCCGGCGTCGGTACCGCCGACCTCACCTACCGAGTACCAGTTCTCCGTACGGACATCACCGGCCAAGCTCTCGCCCGGGCCATAGATCGCGTACGAGACATCGGTACCGAACGCCGCCAGCGGTGTATCGCCGATCTTGATAGAGCTGGGCAAGATCGCATGCGAGCCAGCGCCAACGCACAGACACAAGCTGGTATGCAGCTCACGCTGATTCACGAAGCGCGAAACCGGTTGGACGACATAGTCCGGATATACCTTGTACCGCCCCAAGATTTCACGCACCGGCTCGTTGACCTTAGCCGTGTTGGCCTTGGCCGGGTTCAGGTCGATGGTGTCACCCTGCCCTGGCTGTGAGGCGCCTGGAGTCTTCATGGTCATGACCATGATTACCGCGACAGCCGCAATCGCCACTGCCACCCAGGCAGCAACAGCCGCACCTGCGGCTCGCGCCTCGGGGTAGATGCGCAGGTCTGTGTCAGGCTGGACAACGTAGCTGCCCCAGGCCTCAACTGGTAGGGCCTCACCATCGACCGTGATGAAGATCGGCTGCTCACGCTCGAGCGAGAACTCCGGCGCCTTTCGACGCAGCCACTCGACCAAGAGAACCGGCTTTTGTATGACGTGCGACTCCAGGGGTTCGCCTTCAAGGGCGCTTGGGTAGACCCTGATCATCGGTAGTACTCCACGCGTGAGAAACGGCGCTCGAACCTTCGCAAAGGGGTCAGACTGACGTTGCGTTTGGGGTTGATTTCGAGAACCTCAAGCGCGCCGTCCAACTCGAGCACAATGCCTACATGGTCCTGGACCTGTCCGCGATAGGCGGCCGCTGTTGCGCCGTGCTCGGCTGAGCAACGAATCGCGGCGGTCTGGATCATTTCCTCACATGCCTTCACAAAGCCTCCATCGGCCTTGCGCATCTCGGACCATTCAGGCCACGCGGGAAGGCCCAGGTCGCGGCGCACCTCCAACACCAGACCGTAACAGTCGACGTGCGGCCACAGCCTGCCGCCCTCGACGTAAACGCCGAGGTTGTATTTATCGATGCTCATAGGTAGCGCAGCCCTGGAAATTTGCTGAGGTTGTAGGTGTTGCGTGGCCAGCGTGTATCGAGCAAGTCGAAGTAGCCGGCGGTGATTGAGACTTGAGTAGCGGTGACCGACCCGCCTTTGATCTTGAAACGGTGCGGAGCGTGTGCCGGTGCGCCAAGATCGTCCGATGTGTACACGCGATACACCAGCGTCATCCGCCGCTGATCCCGAAGCGCCGCCCGAATGAAGCCAGATGCGATACCGTCGATGTTGCTCAAGGCAAACGTTAGATCCTGGGTGCCATCATCATTGCGGGCTGGCAGGGCCAGATCCATGCCACAAGGGGTGCAAGTAACGGCCTCTCCCGTTTCCAGGATGACAACAAGATCGTCCCAGCCCTTGGTCATCCAGTAGGTGGTTATCCCGTCAGAAACCTCGAGAACCTCGTGGATCAGCTCCGGCCCGGAGCTCGCATACAGCCTCTTGAGGATGCTCATCGTGCAGCCCTCTTGACACCCCAGCCAGTGGAAAGCGCTTTGGACACATCGCCATTACCCCTGGCCAAGTCGCCCGCAATCTGTCTCTTCGCCTCGCGGATGAAGACTTTCATGCGATCTCCATCCTGCTGTACCTCGACCTGGGCCGGGGCGTAGTTGTGGACCTCGACATTCATGGACCCACCACTAGGTTTTGAAGCAGCGTCTACGCCATTCACGCGCTGCAGGTACCCGGTCAGGTCCTTGTTTTGCGCCGGGCTCAGCACCCGCTCGCCCCCATCCAGCAGCCAAGTGCCCTCCCGCGGGATGTTGTCGATGCCGGCGTGGGCCTGCCCAGATAGCGCAGATCCGACCCCAGTCATCAGCACGCCGGCCGCAGCCGTTGCAGCGATGGCAGCACCAGGCGCAATGGCCGGGCCGACATAGGGCACGCCGATCATCGCCGTGAAGGCGCTGAGGCCCGCCATAGCGACCTGAGCGGCGGCGTAGGCCAGCAACGAATGCCCGATGGACTGAATGAAGGTCGCGGCGAAGTCCTGGGCGTTGAGCTTCCCGGTTTCCGCCCACTCGGTGAGCATGTCCGTGAGCGAGCTGAACGCTGCAGAGCCTACGTCGCGCATGCTGCTGTACAGATCCATGGCTGCCTCAGCCTGGCTTGCGAAGCCGCTGATGAATCCTGCGGTACCGTTCTGCTGAAGCTGGTCAACCTTGTCGTAGTAGTCCTGCTGCTTGGCCAATCGCTTTTCAAGCGCATCGGTCAGGATTTTGGTTTCGCGCTCATAGGCCGAGTCGGAAACGTCGCCACCCTCGTGGCGCTGCCGCAGGTCCTCCAGCTGGTCTTGGTAATCCTGCTCGATAGCCAGCAGTTCCAAGGCGCGCTGCTTTACCTCGTCGGTGTCGTAGGCATTCAACAGCGGGGCATCCAGGGCGCGCTGGTCAATGTCCAACTGACGCTTCACGCTTGCGCCGAATTCGGATACTGCCTTGTCGTCCTCCTTGGCCTGCTTCAGCTTTTTCAGCTGATCCAGCTCGGCCGCCAGGCCCTTCAGGCGCTCCTGCTGCTTGGCGCTCAGGCCGGTGAGATTCCCCGACTCCAGTTCAAACTGGAGCTTGGCCACCTCCGTGGCTTCTTTGCGCTTGTCCGTCTCGGTGTTGATAAGGGCAATCTGGCGTTTGTAGCCTTCCTCTGCGGTATCAAACTGGCCTTGGAGCTTCTTCGCGGCAGCCTCGGCGGCTTTTGCAGCCTGTTGCTGAGCTGGGGTAATCGCTGTGAAGCTTCCTGCCTGACCTTTGCGCATCTCAGCCAGAAGATCTGCGAGCTCCTTAACTTGGTTAGTTGGACCTTTTGGGTTCTTGTCGAAGGAGGCCATGAGATCACCATAACCTCCGGCCAACTCACCCATTTTGATTTTTGCATCGTTGATGGTTTTACCCACCGCATCAACGTTTTTAAATGCGTTATAAATCCTGACGGGAGGAAGATATTTGTCCCACCACTTGGCGTCCTCTCCCCCGACCATTGCGTTATCGACATCAGATAATGTTTTGAGGCCGACCCCAAGAAGATGAATCGCCGCAACTGTACCGACAGCGAATTTCCCAAGAGCTCTAAGGCTATCAGCAAGGTCGTCTGAAACGCGCTTCGCCAAAACCCCATTGATTGTAGTATCGCTAAGCCTTGTTGCAAAATTAGCAAGCGTTGGCAGCATTGCGCTTGTTATTTGGTTTCCGAGACCGCTTATTGATTGCTCAACAAGCCAGTTAGCAGCTTTCAATTCTTGTGCGGCCCGGATCGTTTTTTCATCCATGATTGACCCCGCTGCAGCAGCGGCCTGGCCAAATCGGTTAAACCCTTCGGAGTTATTTCGCAGAAGAGGTAGAAGAGCAGTAGCATCGCTGGCGACAGCCTCGAGGTAGAAGGTCATGTCAGATTGACTTACCTTGGCTTTTTCGAGTGTCGATACGTATAGGCCTAGGGCCTGGCTGCCACTGAGGTTTCTAAACTGATCAGCCGTAACACCAACCTTGGGTGCGATCTGCTCGAAGAAATCGGCCATCCCCCCACCGCCGGTATTCAAGAAATCACCGACCTTGTCGTTTACATCCTTGAGAATATCAGCGAGCTTGTCCTGTTCTATTCCTACGGTCTTAGCGCCTACGGCCAGCTTTTGAAAGTCTGTGGTACTGACGTTAGCCACTGAAGCCAAGTTCGAAATTTCAGTAGCTGAATTTATTGCAGAGATTGTAAGCGCGGTTAATGCTGTTACACCGGCCGCCAATCCTGCACCTACCAAACCACCTACAGCCTTGGCGTTCTTCTCTACCTGCTTTCGCCACTTATCAGAACTTCGCTCAGCCTTGTCCATGCCGGCAACAAATCCACCAACCTGGGCAATGACATCAAGAGTTAAAGTCCCAAGAGATCTGGACGCCATTGTTTTCTCCGGGCATTAAAAAACCCGCCAAGCGGCGGGTTTATACCTTACTTGAGTATCCGAGATTTCTCCCGATCAAATTCTTCGGCAGTCAAGGCGCCGCTACTTTTGAGCGCAGAAATCCTTTCCAATTCCTCATACCTAGACGGACCACTAGTTTCCTGTGGCTTCCGAATTGGAACTGGCTTACTAATGAATGCCCATACTAGGCATACGACCCATGCGATTACCGTCCACCCCAACAGAACGTTGATGAGGAATATGGACGTGTAATTCTCATGATGGCGATGAAAAGCGATCATCATGGGTAGGATGTATATAAAAAACGATGCAGCAGCGATCAGTACGTAGCTGCCGTAGATGATCTCCATAGCCAATTCCTTTGGTTGAAAGGTGACAATCTACCACTCCATGCCCAGACTTCGAACACAGCTATGCCCAGGAAGCGATCGCCTCTTCAAGCGAGATGGGTCTTTCGTCTTGGTCGTGGGGCGTAAAGTCAGCGATCGTATAGGGCTGCGGACGCTTTTGCTGATCGCGCGCCTGGTTGGCCAGGATCATAGCTAACAGACCAGCGGCCCGCTCGACACGCATTCCCACATGAAGAGATCCTCGACGCTGTCTGTACTTCGCCCAGGCACGGAACTCTCGCAGACTTAGGTTTTCTTTGGCCTGCGCGATGGTCGAGCCGCCGATGCCGGAGAGGACGAGTTCGTGCCAGAGTTCGTCGAGCTCGGTGAGCTCTTCGTCTTTCCCAGGTCGTTCACCTCCTGGATGGCGAACAGCAGCGCCACGGAAAGCGCGCCATCAAGTGAACCAAGTCGCTTTGTACTTTCCGGGTCCTTCTCCAGCTCGACGGGGTCAAGCGGGCCATGGGTGATATCCAGAGCGCTGCTGAATACTGGGTTTCCATGCTCATCACAGATGGATGCGGCAATGCGGCCGGCGATGTTGTCCTGCTTACTGGCCACCGAGATCACATCGCTTACCGCTGTCTGATAGCCAAGTGGGCGCACGTATACGGTGGCGGTGAAGTCCATGCCGTTCTGGCGCCATTTGATTTCCTTTTCAACTGGGCGACCGGTGAATGAGCCAGCGCCCTTGAGCGCGTCGAGTGTCAGCTTCATGGGTTACCTCAAGGGTTGGTGGTCTTGCGAATCCAGGCGGAGCCGCCGGAGCGCTGAATGGTGGCCGCCGTGGTTACCGCAGCGTTTGCGGCAAAGTCGAACGGGAAGTCGGACACATAGCCGTCGAACAGGAACCAGGTGCGGGTAGGTGGGAGAACGAAATCATCCGACTCACCCAAGACCGCAGTCGCAGCAGCGCCAGTGCCAGCCCCACCTGTGAGGCTGATGGTGGGCTTGCTTGTGTACCCGGTACCGGCGTTGGTGATGTTGAACCCGACCACCTTGCCGTCCGCGACGATCGCAGTTGCAGCAGCACCACTGCCGCCACCTCCAGAGAACGCAACGGTAGGTGCGGAGGTGTAGCCGGTTCCGCCATTGGCCAGATCAATGGCCGCCAGCGCGCCGGCGACGCCGACCGTGGGTTTGATGTCCTTGCCATCAGACCAGCCGACCACCCAGCGAATACTCTCGATCGTGTCGTCTTCCGAGATTTGATGAAGGCGCACGTGCGAGGCGTTGCGTGGATCGACGTTGAGGGTCAGGGAAGCCTGGCCCGGGGTTCGCAGGCCGCGCAGATATTTGCGCACTGTGTCGCTGAGGCAAGTCACTTCGACCTGGTCAGCGGGGTTGCCACCGGGGCTGAAAGCGGTGGCGCACTCAACCTCCATTACTTCGAAGGCAGAAGGGTTTCCAACTTTGGGTACCAGGGCATAGACCTGGGTACCCTGAGCGAGAATCGCCATGGGTTTCTCCAATTGCGGGCAAAAGAAAACCC